TTCGGATCTTCCTCTTTCTTATCCTCGACGGGAGGCTTTGCAGCTTCCTCGGCAAGTTTCTGTTCAGCCTTCTCTGCGCGAGCCGTCAGAGATGCAATCTGCGCATCCTTTTCAGCCAGAGAAGCCATCGCTTCTTCCAAAGTCATCTTGTTTTCAACTCCTTCAGCTTCCATTCCGTTTTCTTCGTTTTTCTCAGCCACAAGATTAAGCGCAACTGATTCCTTATAAGCAGGTATAGAAACAACCGCAACGCCAGTGAGAGCATTGTTTTCATTCACATCGACATACAGCACGCCATCTTTCTCTATGGTTGCGTCTTTGTCATACTTGATTTCAAAGGAAAATTTCAGACAACCACACCGGTACAACTCCATTAGCGCTTCGCATACGCCTGCCTCGCGTTTCGGGATGCGACCTTCGGCAATCAGTGATGTGCCGTATTCGCCATCCTCTTTGCGAAACAAGGTAATGCTGCCAATTTGCTTTGTACCAAAGGTGCCGGTGTCAGCGTTATACATGTGTCCAAGATGCAGGTAATCCCCGCTCAGAAGTCTTTCAACATCAGCATATAAAGGCAGACAAGCGTACTTCTCCGGATGGGCAACCACCTCATCAATAAACTGTGGGGTTACGCCCTCCGCATTGCCATTGGGTTGTGTGGAGAGGATTCTCATCTCGACCAGTAGAAAAATGTCATTCGACTTCTGCTCTGATATGGCAACGTCGGAAGCCAATACATAAAGTTTCTCATCTGCCATATTGTTCATTCCTTGCTTTTACAAAATCGTGTTAGGAGGTCACGATCTGGTAAATAAAATATAATTAAAAGAACGCGCTTGAACACGTTCCCTCAATCCAAATTATTGTGTTTCCTGTTCTACGCTGCCATCAGGGTTGGACGGCTTAGGCTGTCGGCCTGTCTGAGAGTTTGCGGGATCACTGTGCCGCTCCTCTTCGTCCAGCGTTGGCCTTCCGCGAACGCCGTTATCGGCAGCTTTATCTGCGGTTTCTCTGCAATTGTCTTTGTCAGAAGGCGCAAGCACCGCATGTACGCCTTGCGCCTCTTCCGTCTTCTTGCGCTCAACTTCCTGATTCATATCCAAACCATAAGACTGCATCAGCGTCTCATGAGAAAGAACACCTTCCTGCCACAGTTTGAGGCAGGTATCTTGAAACGCCTTGGAACCAGATAGATCCGTAGGCGGGAATGTAAAGCGTGGAATCTGATCGTTGGCACTATGCTTCAGTGTGTTGCCAACACGGAAGTTTAACCTCCGATTGATCTTATCCATCATATCGCAAAAAGAATCTTTCGCCTGCTTGATTCGCATGGCTGCAGTCTGCATGCTCACTTGAGCAGAAGCAAATGTTGAACCATCTTCGGCATGACCGGAAACAATAATTCCTGAAATGCCGCCGGCAGAAAGAATGTCGCTGTTGACGCCTTTGTATTTGTCATACTCGAAAATGTCGTCCGTCTTCGGCTGGATTACTTCGGCGCTGCACCAGTTGTTGGTGACAGCCAATGCCGTTCCAGTCATTGCAGACTTGAACAGTTTGCTGACCTGATTCAGCACATTGACATCCGGAAGGACTTCCTGATTTTTATCGCCATACTTGACATGAACAAAGGAGCGAGCCGCCAAGTCAATCAGAGAATCCTCATAGTTGGAAATGCGTTCCTTTTTCTCGAAAGCCTTTAGACAGGCAGCTACCATCGGTACGGCGTATCGCATCCAGCCTTCCTTCAGATCCTGCATAACAAATGTGTTGGCAGGATTTAGCTGAACCCATTCTTTCCACTCAGTCTTAATGGCAAGCGCCACTTCCGGCGGATAACCGCTCAGGCGAACATCAAGATCTTCATCTTCGACCCATTGCTTAAAGGTCTGCCCGCAACGCTTAACCAAATCGTCCCGAACGGATCGGCAGTTAAATTCCACCACAGGCTCTCCGTCGATTGAAACATTTCCAATCCTGCATAAGTGGATGGGCAAAACAATCAGCCGGTCATTCGGCATCATGTACACGACCACATTGGCATACTTATAAAACTCAAGAAATACATCCTCCATAAATTGACGGAAGCCGATTCTCTCATAGTAATCTATGTATTTCTTTTTTACTCGTTCGTTTGCGCCTACAAGCCGGAAACCGTCGCTGATACTAAACGGGGTATAGACTTCTTTGATAATTCCCCTAAATACAGGATCTGCATCTGAATAGTAGTCCGACAATTCATACAGCTGCAGGATATGCTTTTGCTTGTTTCGCAAAATCGCCCGGTAGTTATAACCAGCCAGACATCCTTGAAAAGTGATGTCACGATCTGCAAATGTCATAGACACATTTGCGTCAGGTCCAACAAAGACCTCTTTTGGCTTATCTGGTTCTGGAGGCGGAGCTGGAGGCTTTGCCTTAAACCAATCAAATATTCCCATCTCTCATTCCTCCATTTAGAATGTTGTCACAACACCAATGCACACATTGTTATAATTGCGTGCAAGTTTCACTTTGCGTTCTTCCTCCAGTTCGGAGACATATCTTAGTCCCATAGCCAGCGAAGACCATCTGTCTTTGTGCTGTGTTGATTTTGCAGTATCATAAACGATTGCACCGGACGCCGTCTCACGGGAAACAACGTTTCCCATCTCAATTTGCAAAGCATCTGTTTCAACGAAGATTGCTTTCTCTGCTTGCGTCAAGTTGCGTTGATTCTTCGGCGAATCTCCTTCGTCGTCTTCATCAGGGCGCACAACAGTGTTTCCCAAAATGTAACGGCTGTTTATCGGTATCTGAATCAGTTCCCGTTCGAAGTTAATCGTTGTCTGGGAAACAAGCTGCTGGTTAATCTGGTTGTTTGCAGCACATGGGCGCAACAGCGGAACCGCATCATGAATGATAGAATGTTCCGTGTCCATGACCAGAGGCGGATATTCTTTATTTGTCTCCGGGTCTGTCCATGGTTGAGACAGAAACTGAGGAAACGCATCTCCAAGACCGCGATAGTCAAATACAACCTTGATTGTGTTTGGGAAGCGAACCAAGAGCTTGCGAAGCTCAACCGCCAGCGCATCCAAGCGTTTTCCGTGGTAAGACCGAATGTATACCAGCTTCTTGATGTACATGCCGTCCTCGCGCTCGATTAGCTTCAGCACGGTAATCACCGCGTTGTCCGCATGCTTTGCAGCGGAGGTCGCAAGGTCAAGGGTGATTACATACTGGGATGTGCTCTTTGCTGGCTGCGCAGTTTCAACTTCCGTCAGGTTCCGGCATCGTTCAGTGAGCTCGTATGGGAAGATGGAACCGCTTTCTGCACCCATGAAGATCGTTCCATATTCCATTCGGAAGTTTACTTCAGGTAACGTCTCACGTTCCTTTTCAAAGAACTCCATTTTCGTAATACCAACACGCGCCGCCGACTCATAGTCCAGCGCACAGGCGAAATAGGATGTATCACCCTGCCCCAGTTTTTTCAACGCATCGCAGAACGCAGTGTAGAAATAGTTCGACTTCAAACAAGCCGATGTAATGCTTACCAGTTTTGAAGGGTAATCAGGGATGTCGTTTGCAACACAATGGGAACGTGTCGTATTACGAACAGGCTTGACAACCTTGGAGAGGACATACTCTTTTACTTCTGGCGCTTCGTCCACAACAATAACCTTTGCACGAGAACCAAGAAAGGTTCCAAGCGAATAGCTCTCAATCTTAGAACCATTGCCGAAGCGGACAACGCCTTTGTTGGCATTCACGTTCACGGGTTTTTTGCCGCTGCCGTAATCCAGTTCTTTCCTGATATTCTCATTGTCCGCAAACTCATCTTCAATCTTTTTAAGCAAGAGGGTCGCTTGCTGCGCGGTGGCGGAAACAACCGCGATAAAACTTCTTGGATATAGAATCGCAAGCGCGATGCAGCAAATGGCGCAGATCCATGTCTTGCCATAGCCACGAGATTGCGTCAAAAAAAGCGTGTCACCATTGCCAAAAGCTCTGGCTTCAACACGCTGCGTATCTTTAAGCGGCACATGCAGATAGTCTACAATAAACACATCCAAGTGTGTCCGCCAATACCAAACCATTTCTGTCCAGCCAGCAATGTTCGCGATCTCTCGAACGTTGTTGACCTGACTTTCCATCGACATTAGATCTGTGCTCCTACCGCAACAGCCACATGCCGGTAATCTGCCATAACCTTGTCAATATCATCTTCTGGGAATATGAAAGGATTGATATCTAACTGATGATTGATTTCAAGATTATAAATGATATTGCCCAGCGATGTAAGTCCGGTTGACGAACCGGGCTTTCGGGCGCAGGCAGCAAAGTTGCTGGACTTAGATAAGTTGTCAAAAATCTTTTGAACCTCATTGTATTCACTGGCGGAGATCTCGCCGCGCCGCATCTTGTCTTCGGCAATGTCCGCGTTCAATGATGCCTTCGCAACTTTGCGGGCATAATCACGAACACTGACATTTCCAAGATCGAAGTCACGCTCGTATTCTTCGTAGGTGGCGTCCAGTATGGCAATTTGGTCTTTGGTAAAATAACCGCGCCATACCTTGCTGTATTCCATCTTCGTGTCGCGTTCTTCAATCTTCTGTGCCTCAAAAACATCGTTTGTTTTTACGTTATCAAGATACGTATAAAATGACTTCATGTTCATCAACGTAAAGAACTGCCGGCATGTTGCTTCATCAACAATAGCCTTTTTCTTTTCCGTTGGTGTTTTTGGATTTACGTAAAGAGGATTGTTGCTCAAATAATACTGAGCCTTCTTGTAGGAAGAATCCCAATAGCTATCCTCCCACTTGCGGTTGTTCTCAAAGCAATATTGTTTTAACGATTCCTGATCGGTACAATAGCGCTGCGCACATTCTTTGCACCATGCGTCATGGTAACTTTGTGCTGCCCATTTCTTGTTGGGATAAAACTCACTCAGTGGGAGAGAGCGATTGCATTTAATACACAGCTTATAATTCGCTGACGCTTTTGCCATTTACGCTTCCCTCCTTTAATATTAAAAAAGAGCTGATTTTGAAATCAACTCTCTGTTCCTAAATCAATTGGGTAAACAACTTGGCGTCCATACTTGGGTGACATCACAAAGGCGGTTGCACCAGCACGTCCGCCATAACCTTTGCTCTGCGCGTACTTATCCATGCCGCACAGAGACGGCACTCGAATAATTACAGAATTTCCATCACTGGTATATCCAGATGGGAATTCCTGCTCTTTATGCAAATGACCACAAACAAAATAATCTACACGCTCGCCATATAGGTTCACCGTATTTCGAGCAATCTGGTCGATACTCTTCTCTCCATCGCCATGAAGCAGCACAAAGTTATATCCGCAAATGGTGATTTTGGACATTTGCCCGCAATCGCGCATCACGATCACGTTGCCATTGTCCTTGAGCCGTTCATCTAAAAACCAGAAGACGATCTTCTCCAGATTCTCATCCGGGAACTCACGTGCTTTTGATTTGAAAGGACGAACTTCAGAATGGTTGCCCGTTACACCCATAACACCAACCGTGGCATAACCAGATAACTGATTGATCCATCTCGATAAGTACTCAGAAAGGTGAATGACAGATTCAACCAATCCATATTCCAGTTTCATCAGCTGGCTCTGTCGAAGCATTCCGTCCACCAAATCTCCAACAAAGAAAAGGTTTACCACATCAACTTCTTCGCGCTTAACAATCCAGAGAATATCATCAAGAAGTTTTTGCATACGAGCTTCAAAAACTTCACTGTTGTAGCGGTTCAGGCATTCTCCATATAAACCGCGAACGTCAATGTCCGCTCCATAATGAAAGTCGCCCATGGCAACCACAAGTTCTCTTGCTCTATGTTCTTTATCGTGCGGCCTCGGTTGAATTTCGATTTCTGGCAAACGTGGCAACTGCTGCACCGCCTGTTGTACTGTCTCGCGTAATAACTGGCTTCGCGATTCAGAACGATAAGCAGCGTTCAGTTTATTTCCCAAGTCTCGCATCTTCTGGCGTTCCATATACTCGGCACCAGACGCGTCGGAGTTACCGCAGAAAGACATTCCTGCATCACTTGCCAGCTTTACGCCAACTCCAGCCTTCCGAAGCGTCTCCGCATTTACCGTCAGATCAAACTCCTCACAGATCTCAGCCCAGTCTTTATCGGACGCGCCGTTCTTCTTGTCAATCATTTCGCTTACAAGGTTTCGCTTTGCCTCTGATGGAAGCTCGTCAATCGTATAACCCATCTTGTCACATCCTTCGTCGCCTTATCAACTGGTGCCAGAGGTCGGACTTGAACCGACAAATCAACGGGTTAGATCCGTTTGCATATGCCATTCTGCTACACTGGCAAATTGGAGCCGGACACGGGACTCGAACCCGCAGCCTGCTGATTACAGGTCAGCTGCTCTACCATTGAGCTAATCCGGCACATGGTGTACTTGATATTTGGTGACGAAGACAAGTACACGAACTACTCCGGGAGACTGCGGGCGATCAACTCCGCTTGCTGGTTTTACAGTCAAGGTGGCTTCCTTCACCTTTCTGGTGCGGACAAAGAGACTTGAACTCTTACGAGATAACTCACCAGATCCTAAGTCTGGCGCGTCTGCCATTCCGCCACGCCCGCATAATCTTTACAATGGCAGGGCCTAAAGGATTCGAACCTTTATCTTCTCGTTTTGGAGACGAGTGTTTTACCAGTTATACTAAAACCCCATATGGCGGTTTGAAGATTTCGGAGGTGCCGCCAATCCACCATCCGAACGTAAGCAAGGATTGCCACGACAATCCCAGAAACCTTTTCTACACTAGTAGATAGGCAATGGTGCGCCATCTGAGGTTCGAACTCAGGACTCCGTGATTAAAAGTCACGTGCTCATACCAACTGAGCTAATGGCGCATAAATGGCTGGTTGCCCCTCCCACCAACCAATATCCTGATCTCCATGGGACACATCACCCAATCAGGCACCCACATCGGTTTTAGTTCAGAATGATTTTCTCTTTCTGCGATTGTTCGGCATAATTCTGAAAGGCGATGTTACCGGCGAGTAGTTCGTCATAGCTAATACAAGAAGTGCATCCATTCCGAACCATCAAGGATTGTTCCTCAACACCGGGCATCACAACAAGCAGAATTGGCTTTTCTTTTGCAAAGGCATAGCCGGCTTCCCAAGCAGTGCCGCAAGTGCCATTCCTGCCAAAGTCAAATACAACTACTGTGTTGGATTGGTCGATTGCAAGAACATCTTCTGTAAACACGCATCGTGCCCATTCGCTCTGCGGCATGTTCCATGCGTTGGGAATCTTCAGCTTTCTAGGATTGTAGATGTTTGCCTGACGACCGAGTTTGTCCTGAACATATTTTTCAAGAACCAAGATGGCGTCATCAATTTGACTGCGCTTGCTGCACGACAGTCCGACAACTGGCGCTGCAATATAGAAATCAAACATAAACCCTCCTGATAAAAACAAGGTGGTGGGAGAGGAAGGACTCGAACCTTCGGCGTTTCAGTCGTGGGGGATTTACAGTCCCTTGCCTTCGCCACTGGGCTACTCTCCCATAATGGTACTCCATCCCGGTAACGATCCGGGTAGTCCTGCGTGAGAGGCAGGCGGCTCAACCTTTTGCCTTA